AGTAAAACAAATTGCTACTTCTGTTGCTATCCGAGCAAATAATTATGAGTATAAAAATGTACTAGGAGCTACTGTAAAAGTATACGGTAGAGATGAAGATGAAAAGCATATGGAAAATCATCTCCATGTGAAAGTTCAATATGAAGTTGATGGAGTATTAAGAAATTTTAATTTAACTAATTATCCTAATTTTGTATAATGTATTTACCTAAAGGAAAAATAAGTAAACCTAAGTACTCTAACGGTACATTTGAAAAGACTGACGGTACTCCGTATGTAGGTTATTATTTTGAAGATAGTGCAGGTAATCTATATACAGGAAAATCACCAGGTAAAAATTCAAAACCTCTTATAGATTCTACTGATACTGAAGATAGTGATTTTACTCCTACTCCTGGATTTAACTTTTTTTCATCTGAAATAGTATTTCCTACAGAACAAGATTATGAAAATGGATTTTTTACACGTTATTTTTTACAAGATAATCGTTCTTCTAAAATAATAGAAGTAGGTAAAAACAAATATAATAATTTTAGAAACAAAGGATATATTAGTTCAGTTACTATAGAATGGTTATTAACTACTCCTATAGAAAACGTAGAAAAAGGACCTTATGTTTATTTTGGTTCTAAAGCTAAAAATAAAGAAACTATTGAAAAACAAGAAGATATATCTAATTTATCTTCTTATATCAAGAATTTCGCACAATTTATCAAAGAATAGTTGGTAAGCTAAGATAAATTACTTATCTTAGAAAAAAGGTTATAGTGTTTTATATTACAGAAACAGATCAACAATTAAATAGGTTACAGGCTTTATCAAGACTTGGTGCCTTTGTTTATATAATATCTTCCAACGACTATTACCATCCTCAACTTACTTCAACTGTAGCAGTTTATATTAGACCTTTATCTAGTAAACATGGATTTATAATTCCTATAGATCATACTGAAGGAGTTAATGTAGATAAAGAACGTGTCTACGAACTTCTAAGTAGTTACAATAGTTTATATACTATTAATAAGAAAGAGTTGCTCTATCACTTTAATTTACTTGATTCTATAGATGTTTCGTTACTATATTCTATGGTGAATTTTGATAGATTAGAAATAAATAAAGATAATTCAACAGTAAACTACTTTTATAGTAAACATCAAGATTTAAATTTTGTAAATAAGCTTATTCCTATCAGTAAACTTTATGAATATTGTGAAAAAATTTATAGTCAAATTGAAAAGACTATAGAGTTAGAACTACCTGAAGGTTTTGACTTTTATAATAAAACAGCTACTAGTGTTTTTTACTTATTAGAACAAGCAGGGTTAGGAATATACTATGAAGCATTTAATGAATTATTCAAACCAAGAAATAAATTATTTAATATTTATGATAACACAGTCTTGACGTCATATAATCTATATAACGTTACATCTAGACCAACTAATGCTTTTAACAGCGTTAATTTTGCTGCTATTCCTAAAAGCGAACAGCATAGAAAGTGTTTTCGACCTAAAAACGATTACTTTGTTGAGTTTGATTTCGATGGTTATCATTTAAGATTACTTTGTGAACAGATAAATTACGAATTAACTAACGAATCTGCTCATAAACAATTAGCTAAGTTATATTTTGAAAAAGATAATATTACAGACGATGAATACAATGAAGCAAAACAGATTAACTTTCATGCAATTTATGGGAAAATACCCGAAAAGTGGGCTTTCCTCGAAATATTTGAAAAAATTGATTCTTATATCAAAGACCTTTGGACCAGATATCAAGATGAAGGAAAAATCCTGGCGCCTATTAGTAAAAAACCTTTTACAGGAAGGTTAAAAGATATGAATCCACAGAAGTTAATGAATTATGTTATGCAGTCGTTGGAAACTTCAAGAAATATCACTATATTAAAAGAAGTACTAAGATACTTAAAAGAAAAAAAGACAAAAGTAGTACTTTATACGTATGATGCTTTATTATTTGATTTTAGCAAAGAAGACGGAAAAGATACCTTAGAAGATATAAAAAAAATATTAGAATCTGATGGGAAATACCCTGTAAAATTTAAATATTCTAATAATTTAGTTTTGTGAAACAGTTTAATATTTATATGAAATGGTAAGTGTTATAGAACCTCGATTCGATTACGATCTCGAGCCAACCTACATAAACGAAGATATGAGTAATAAACTGTTCTGTACTTTCGCTACAGAAGATAGTCTTGATCAGGTGTTAAACCAAATTCAAGAACGTTACAATATAATTTACAATAAAATTTTTGTACTTTATTCAAAAAGTCAAAACGAGTACATCTGTACTTATAACGTAGATTTTGCTAACGTTGGAGCATTTTTAGATAACACCATCTTAGTACATCGAAAAAAAGAATCTAATACGTTATATACTATTAACGCTCTAAACACCCTTATTAAACAACTTAATGGCGGAGTATTAGATACCACTTACAAAGTTAATTGGAACGATTATAAAAATTGTGTCTTATTAACTAAAGGTCCAGATCTTAAAAGGGTAAACACAAAACTTTATAAAATAATTGAGATATAGTTGCCTATTTGCAACTTATTACTTATATTATATTAAACGTTATTTTAAAATTAGTTATACTATGGATTTAAATGCAATTAAGGCTAAATTAAGCGCCTTGAACAATGATAATCAGTCACAAGAAAAAACTGATTATACCAAAATTTTCTGGAGACCTGAAATGGGTAAACAGACAGTAAGATTAGTTCCATCTGCATATGATCCAGCTTTTCCTTTTAAAGAGTTAAAATTCCATTACGGTGTTGGGAAGTATCCAATGGTAGCTTTGTCTAACTTTGGTAAACAAGACCCAATAGAAGAGTTCGTAAAGGAACTTAAAAAGACTTCTGATAAGGATAACTGGTCGTTAGCAGGTAAACTTAACCCTAAAACTAGAATCTTTGCACCTGTTGTAGTAAGAGGTGAGGAAGATAAAGGAGTTAGATTATGGGGATTCGGAATCACTATTTATAAAGCGTTATTAGCGTTAGCTGAAGACGAAGATGTAGGTGATTTTACAGATGTAATAAATGGATGGGACATGGTTGTAGAAATGCAAGCAGGTAACCCTTACCCAACTACTACAGTTAGAATTAAACCTAAACAAACACCTTTATCGGATAATAATGATTTAGTTGATACATGGTTAAAGGAACAACCTAACCCGGTAGAAGTACATAATCAATACGATTATGACTTTATCAAGAAGCAACTTCAAAATTATTTGAACCCAGGATCAGCAGAGGATGAAACTCCTGCAGCAGGTTCTGAATCAAGTACGCCAGAAAGCTCAGGAAGTCCTCAAAAGACTGACTTTACTTTGGAAACAGCTACTGCTGGCAACAAAGATACAGTTAGTAAGTTTGATGATTTATTTAATGAGTAATGGCAAAAAAGAAAGAAGTACAAGAAAGAGCGACTGCTGCAGTACGTAAGTCGTTCAATTTAAGCAATTTTAAGAAGAAGAAAGGATTTTCCAATGCCTCTGTAAAATTTAAAGAGCAGGGGTGGATACCTTTATCAAAAGCATTTCAAGATATTACTTCCCTTCCCGGTATACCCACCGGACATATTACTTTGTTGAGAGGACATAGTGATACGGGCAAAACGACTGCCCTAATAGAAGCTGCGGTGAGTGCTCAAAAGTTGGGCATTCTCCCAGTCTTTATTATTACGGAGATGAAGTGGTCTTGGGAACATGCTAAAGAAATGGGATTACAAGTCGAACCTATTACCGATAAAGATGGTAATGTATTAGACTACGAAGGTCATTTTTTATATGCTGATAGAGGTTCCTTAAATACTATTGAAGATGTAGCAGTCTATATGGCTGATCTTATGGATGAGCAAGCGAAAGGTAATTTACCATTCGATTTATGCTTTTTATGGGATTCTATTGGTTCTGTTCCTTGTGATTTATCAGTACGTTCTAATAAGAATAATAATGAATGGAATGCAGGAGCTATGTCAACTCAATTTGGTAATAATCTGAATCAAAAAATTCTATTATCTAGAAAAGAAAATTCACCTTATACTAATACTTTAGTAGCAATTAATAAAGTATGGACTATGAAACCTGAATCCCCTATGGGTATGCCTAAACTTCAGAATAAAGGAGGTATGTCTATGTGGTACGATTCGACGTTAGTAGTTACTTTCGGTAATATTACTAATCCAGGTACGTCTAAAATTAAAGCTATCAAGAATGGTTTACAGGTAGAATTTGCTAAAAGAACTAACGTTCAGATTGAAAAGAATCATATTGGAGGAGTTCAATCTAGAGGTAGAGTAGTTATGACTCAACACGGTTTTATACCCGATGATAAAAGAGCTATCGATAAATATAAAGATGAGCATAAAGATCATTGGTTAAAATTAGTAGGTAGTTTAGACTTTGATTTGATTGAAGAAGGAGATTTGAATGAAGATCCTATAACTCCTAATCTTCTTGACTAGTGGCTTATAAAAGTATTCTAAATAACTTAAAGCAGACCCCACCCCCTGAGCTAAACGATCACATTTTAGTGATTGATGCTATGAATATGTTAATTCGTAGCTTTTCCCTGCTCAAAGCAATGAGTCCAACAGGTCACCATATTGGCGGCCTAGTTGGCTTTTTGCGTTCTTTAGGGTTTGTGACTAGAATATTTGATCCTACTAGAGTAGTAGTAGTATGGGACGGAAAAGGGGGTTCTGGTAATAGACAGAATATAGATCCTAATTATAAAGCTCATAGAGCAAATACTAGAATTACTCACTGGGGGTTATACGATACAAAGCAAGAAGAAACTGAAGCATTAGTAGGTCAGCTATTTAGAACGAAAGATTATCTAGAATGCTTACCTCTCCATCAAATAATGATGGAAAAATTAGAAGCAGATGATATAATAGCATACCTAGCTCAAGAAGCTTCTAAGAATAAGAAGAAGATGACTATTATTTCTTCGGATAAAGATTTCTTACAATTAGTAGATAATTATATATCAGTTTACGCTCCAGTTAAGAAGAAAACTTATACTCCTCATAATATTAAAGATGAGATAAAAGTTCTTCCAGAAAATTATAATATAGTCAAAGCATTATTAGGTGATAATTCTGATGGTTTAAGAGGGGTAAAAGGATTAGGAATAAAAACTATTGTTTCTGAATTCCCTGACCTACTTACTAAACCTAATTTAGAGTTAAACTATGTATTTGAGGTATGCGATAAAAATTTAGAAAGAAAAAAAATATTTTCTAAGATAGTACACGAATGGGATAAAGTAGAAACTAACTACAAATTAATGAATTTACATGAAAGTGTGTTGGATAATAGAGAAAAAGATACTATATTAGAAATAATAAAGAGTGATATACCAGATCTTCAAGCAGGTGCTTTTTTACACCTTTTAGATAGTGATAAAATTGAAGGTATTACTAAAAATACTGAAGGTTGGTTAGAAAACTTTAGGGGTTTAACGGTTTTTAAAAAATAGGTTATGACATTAAAAAGTCTTCAACAGTACGGTAAAGGATTCCAGTTAAAAGTATTGGGTTCTTTATTAACTGATAAGAAATTTCTACTAAACGTAAGAGACGTACTCTATCCAGAGTATTGGGACGCTGATTCTCATAAATGGATTATTACTCAAATTACAGATTATTTCGATAAGTTTCATACTATTATTACCATGGATGTTCTTAAAGTAGAGCTCCAAAAAGTTGAAAATGAAATATTACAAGTAGCTCTAAAAGAAGAGTTGAGAAACTCTTATCAAGCATCTACTGGAGATATTGAATATGTACAAGAAGAGTTTACTAATTTTTGCAGAAACCAAGAGATGAAAAATGCTATACTAAGTTCTGCTGATTTACTTAAGGAAGGTAATTTTGATGGTATTAGAAATTTAGTAGAAAAAGCGATAAAGGCAGGATTAGATAAAAATATAGGACATGAATATAATAAAGATATTGAAACTAGGTATAGAGTTGATTATAGACCTACTATTCCGTCTCCTTGGCCCATACTTAATGAAGGAATACAAGGAGGCTTTGGACCGGGTGACTTAGGAATTATTTTCGGATCACCAGGTGGTGGTAAATCTTGGACTATGGTTGCTATAGCTGCACATGCAGTTCAATTAGGTCATAAAGTAAACTATTATACTTTAGAATTAGGTGAAGATTATGTAGGTAAAAGATTCGATTGTTACTTCACAGGGTATAATATTGATGAAATTAATAAACATAGGAAAGACGTTCAGACGTATGTTAATAATTTAAAAGGTAGATTAATAGTAAAAGAATATCCTCCTAAAGGAGCTACTATCAGTACCATAAAAGCTCATGTACAGAAGTGTATAGATATGGAACATAAACCTGATATGATTATTATAGACTATGTAGACTATTTAAGAGCTCCATCGAAAGGAAAATACTCAGAAAGAAAAGATGAAATTGATGATAATTTTATAGCTACAAAAGGTTTAGCTAAGGAATTAAAAATCCCTATACTTACTCCTTCTCAAGTAAATAGAATGGGGGCTAAAGATACTATTATAGAAGGAGATAAAGCAGCAGGATCATACGATAAGATGATGGTTGCTGATATTTGTTTATCGCTTTCAAGAATGAAAGAAGATAAAGTTTTAGGTACCGGAAGGATCCATGTTATGAAAAATAGATATGGTCAAGACGGTATGACATATAATATAAAAATGGATACTAATAACGGACATATTGATTTTGAAGGTAAAACTGATCCTGCAGAACTCATAGATAATGTTGATTCTAACGGTAATAGTTTTTCTAAAGTAGATGTAAATAAAATTTTTGAAAAAATTTAATATGAAAGTTGCTTTTTCACCGAATATATATTATATTTATTACAGAGTCCTTGATAGAATCCTATCAGGGATCTTTTTGTCTAATCCCGTTTTTAATATATAAAGATATATGAGTTTAATAAAAGAAAGAGTAGTTTATAAGCCTTTTGAATATCCCAAAGCATTTGATTTTTGGTTAAAGCAACAACAAGCTCATTGGCTTCATACTGAAGTACCAATGGCACAAGATGTTTCTGATTGGAAAAGTAATTTAAAAGATCATGAAAAAAATATTATAGGTCAAATTCTTAAAGGGTTTGCACAAACTGAAACTATAGTAAATGATTACTGGTCAACCTTAGTAACTAAATGGTTTAGAAAACCAGAAGTAATTATGATGGGAACTACTTTAGGTTCAAGTGAAACTATTCATGCTGAAGCTTATTCTTTATTAAACGAACAATTAGGATTAGACGACTTTGCTGAGTTTTTAGAAGATGAAACTACAATGGCTAAAATAGAAGCTTTAATGAATGTTAGAGATAATCATGACGGTACTCCTAACTGGCACGAAAGAGCTAAATCATTAGCTATATTTTCAGCATTTACAGAAGGTGTAAATTTATTTTCTTCCTTTGCTGTTTTATTATCATTTAAAATGAGAAATAAATTAAAAGGAGTTGGTCAAATAGTCGAATGGTCAGTAAGAGACGAATCATTACATTCAGATGCTGGATGTTGGTTATTTAGAACCTTAATGGAAGAAAATCCTAAATTTAAAACTAAAAAATTAGTTAAACAGATAGAAGAAGCAGCTCATTTAGCTTTAGAATTAGAATTTAATTTTATAGACAAAGCTTTTGAAATGGGAGATTTAGAAAATCTTAAAAAAGACGAGTTAAAAAACTTTATCAAACATAGAGTTAATACTAAAATGACTGATCTTGGTTTAGATCCTATAATTCCAGCATCAGAAATAGATAAAGGTGCGTTAAAAACTATGAAATGGTTTGATGCAGTAATAGCTGGTAAACAGCATACTGATTTCTTTGCAAATAGAGTTACTAATTATGCCAAAGGGCATATGGATTGGTCTAACGCATTTTAATATAAGGTTATGACAATACAAGTAGATTATTCCCAATGGGAAAAGGGTAAGGATTACCCAGAATGGATGAATGAAATATCTTTAGCTACTATATCTAAAGGATATTTGCTACCAGACGAGACTCCTAAACTTGCTTTTAGACGAGTAGCTAATACGATTGCTATGAGATTAGATAAACCTGAACTATCTAATAAATTTTTTAGGTATATGTGGAAAGGTTGGTTAAACTTAGCATCTCCTGTACTGTCTAATACTGGTACTGATAAAGGATTACCTATCAGCTGTTTTGGTATTGATACTCCTGATTCTATAAGAGGTATAGGTTTAACTAATGCTGAATTAATGAGATTAACATCATTAGGAGGAGGAGTAGGAATTAGTTTATCAAGAGTAAGAGGAAGAGGTAAAAAGATAGGAAATGGAGTTATGGGTCATTCTGAAGGAGTAGTACCTTGGGCTAAAATTTACGATTCTACTATAATAGCTACTAATCAAGGAGCAGTTAGAAGAGGAGCTGCGTCAGTAAACCTAGATATCAATCATCCAGATATA